CCATCTTGTGTACCGGATACGATATTCTCAATACCTGCGGCTAATATATATGGTAGTTGCTGAAATGTGGCTGGGGTTGAATCAAATGACATTTGCCCCAGCGTTTTTGGAATATAGGTTCTATCAAGGTTTACATAATACCCAATGTTTTCCTCGGGGCTTTCCAATGTGAGCTGATCGTCAAATACACCTGTTCCGCGCCAAAGCCACGTAGCATCTGCTTCTGTCCCTTTGGTGGTTTCAAGACCACCCTGAATGAATCTTAATGACTTACTTGGCATTTTTTACCTCTTTCTTTATCTCCACTTCTTCATAAATCCCTAAATCCAGCAAAAACTTTCTGCCGAATTTCTGTACTTCCTCATCTGTCAAATCTCTGGCTGGAACTCGCGGGTGCTTTTCATCCCCGCCGAAGAATCCCAGTCCGTTATACTTCATCATCTTTTAAACTCCTTTTGAATTCAACATATTGTTTGAATGTGTCCATTGTCACTAATGTCAAGCTGATATGGGGACTGCAAGTTGATGGATCAGCCCATATCTTGAATCCTTTTGCCTGCGCCTTTTCACAAAAGTATGCATCAGGACTTCTCATGCGCCCCTTATCGTAGCGCTTATAGTCCCATTCCCACCATGGGGGTTCGATAGCCTCAAATACTTCTCTGGCTATCAAAATACATCCTGCGCCCATGCTATCGCACTCGATCAGCTTATTATTGTTTTTGGCTTCTTCCAGTTCGCCAATCGACAACGTTGATAATTTATGTTCTCCGTCTTTTCTATAAGCGCACGGATCGAATGGCTCAGTCCTTCTGTGGTTTACGCCGCCCACTATCTTTACGTTGTTGTCCTTGATAACCCAACGGGCTAATCTCTGCACAATGTCTGCCGGGTGTACATGGTCAATATCCAGTATCAAGAAATGTGTATGATGATTTGTGTCAAGAAACATGTGTATTGCTTCATTGATAGCCATGGTTACTTCTGTGTAGCCAACGCTCACAAAATCCGTATAGCGGGTTATTGACATGAGCGATGGGAAAACAAGGCTGGAAAAAGAGATGGCTCTTTCAAGCGGCACAAACCCGCATACCTTTGGATATTCCCATGTTATTGGCGGTGTTGCCAATAAACTTTTTAAAGTTCCTTCTTGCCTCCCGTGTCCCATTAGTGTATTTTCACTCCTTCCAATATGAATTTGAATCCTAGCGTTTTAGTTTCTCCATAATCCAACACGCCAAACGTGTAGGATACGCTCTCAAAGTGTGACACCGTGTCATTCAAGGTCTGGTCTGCCAATAAAGCTTCTGGAATGGAATCTGAATATCCCATAGCTTTTTCTACTTCATGCGGTAGGTCTCCCTGTCTGGCTACATGCAGTTCCAGTATGATATTAAAAAGACATTGAGGAAAGTCGCTGGTTATTGCGCTCCATACACCGCCAGTCGTATATCCAACCAGGCAGGGGAAGTATGCACCTATATCCTCTGGTGGATATTCTGGCGCATATCGAACACCGGTAACTTTCGCTGTCGTCAATGCTTGCGCAATCGCTGACTTAATATCCATTATGTCCTTTTCACAAATGGCGATAGCATAAATTTCACATCTGGGTCTAATGCTTCTGGTATCTCGATAGTTCCAAATGCGCTCGACCCTAAAACAACGTTGGGCGTCTTTCTGCGCTCATATTGTTTTATACACTGCAAATAACAGGCTTCCTTTACATCGTGAGGACAAGTCGCGTCCGCTGTCCCTGTTGTTGCAATGCAGTAGCCCCAACTTCCTATTATTTGCGTAGACTCCTTATTAGTCGGAAAGTAATAATTGCTGTTGTATTTAATTTCTATACGGTTGTATGGCATAAGTTCTGTTGCATATGATTGTGCGTTATATGGGAGCAGGCTGTAATCGCTTGTAGTCCATGTATATTCGTATGTGTAATCCATGTCCTCGTCTGTTTTCAGAGAAGTAAGCGACATAAGATCTGGAATATTCAAATATGAAGGATGTTCAGGGGTGAACTTCTTTGTTTCGGTTGTCAAAAAGAACCTGCGCCCGCAATATCTGTCTATCATCCTGCTTACTGCATTAATGATTGAATCCATGGATGTTTTTTCTGCGGCGGTTTCTGTTATTTCTGTGTTCTCATCCAGCCTTGCAATAAGTTCATCTTCTGTTATATACCCATTAACAACTGCCAAATTCAACCTCCTTCCATTTCAGTCTCTCATATAATGGACTATAATCGTTCCTGTTCCAGTATCCCCTCCTTGTGCCACTGTTACCAGAATCTTTCCGATGGCCAGCATTGGGACTCTATCCCCTCCGGCGGTTCCAGTCAACGCATTACCAGATTCATCATGCATAACGGCTCTCGGATAATACCAATCGTCTGAATTGGCGTCCGTTAGCGTCAATAGTGTTTGTGAAATTAATGATCCAGAACATGTAATGGTTATATCTACCCCATCAGCGAATGTTCCCTTATCATATTCAATGGCATAAATACGCCCAGAAATAGTACTTACGGACGTTCCAGTACCATCGCCACTAGAGTCTGTCGTAACGGAAATAACTTCTCTATCTAGCATCTTCTTCCTCTTTTTGCTTTTTTTCTTTCACATACACAGCCGCTTTTTCAATGTTCACAAGAATATCTTCTGTATCATCATCGAATTCTGTAACGAAGCCGATAGGATAGAGTCGCTCTTTTGTAATGCGCCCTTGAAATACGCGGATAAACTTAATCATATTTTTATCCTTTAGAGAAGGGGGAAGGATGAGGAGGCGCACCCTCCCCCCTAGCTCACTCTTTTACTTCTTTCTCAAGAAGTTTTATTTGCTGGTCTATTAAGCTCAAGGCGCCATTTACTGCGGCAACCTGTGTTTGAGCTTCTTCTAATTGTAAAAGAAGTTCATTTCTCATTTCCAGCAACTTATCTTTTGTCAATTCCATTAACTCACGCTTGTCGCCACGCTGACCGCTGTTGCGCTATCGGTATCGTGAACTAAATAGTACGTTGTTCCATTTGCGCCCTGGAATTTCATTAACACAACCTGCTTCCCGGAATCGTATTCGGTCAAAACTGCGCCAGAAGCATCAATCAATTCTCTGAATCCACCACTGGAAGCGTGCGAGGTAATATTGATTGCCGCCTGCACTGCGCTTTGTCCAGAGAGATCATCGTTACGGATTCTGATTCCATAAGTCGTTGTAGCGGTATTGGCTTCATTTCTGGTAATAAAATCTGCAACGCCTGATTCGGTTGCACATGTCCCATAATTTTCCATTGTGAAGGTACAAGCCCTCATGGATGGAACAGTTCCGCCAGATTTTCCCTGTACTGAAATAAGGTTTTCTAGCGTTCCCATTGTGCCGCCAGACCGGTTGGTATAGCCGACGTTGATGCCGCGATAGATATAGTCGGCATCGTGCGCAACATAGTTTGACCCGCTTACGCGAATTGCCGCCCCGTTGCTGTCACCAGTAAAGGCAGTACCCCCACTGGCAAACGATCCGTCAACATAAAGCAGATAGCGTTTCTTTGCAGCGCCGCCAGTATGAAATGTGTTGCTTGCCTGAATAGTTACGCCATACCCATAGGAAGTTGCAGCATCCTCTTTTGGGGTGGCTGTAATGGAATCAACACTGATGTCTTCACCGCGTTTTAAAATCTCGGTAGCCATTAGTCAACTCCTTTACACGCCAACATAGTATGTGATAGCGGATGCCTCTGTATCGCGCTGTGCTAATCCACAGCGAATATGTGCAACGATCATATTGGTATCAGATTCTGGCCAGCGGTCTACCTCCAGTTTCATTCTGCGCTTCCAACCAAATAGCCACTGATCCCAGCGAATTGCCAGAATTGAACCGTAGGCATTATTGGTGGTTGTGTCCTGGTCGACCTTTCCGGCAGTATTTGAAAGTCTGTCAGCGCTTGCGGCACACATTTGTCCGCTTACATAAAGCGGGTAGCCCCACAAGCCGGTCAATCGTCCATTCTCAAGGGTCGGAGATGAGAATACGTCACGCGTCAAAATTTCTGACAACTGCATAGTCTTATAGTATTCTCGCGGGCCAATGATAAACGCGCATTTGTTAATATCAAGCGCGTTGATACCGGCAGTTCCCATCAGTTTCATTGTTTCAATATAATCAGTAACCTCTAATCCGCCAGAGGCAGAGCGAGAGTTCGCCGAAGTGGTTACCAATGGGCTTACACGGAATCCATCCCACACCATAAATATTTCTGTGCCAGCAGGAGTTCCGGCAATGTCATTGATGTTTGTCACAGACGCAGTTGCATTATCGCCATTGATGAGGGCGTTTTCCATTGCTTCCATGCCGCTTTTTACCATTTGCGACTTTAGTTGCTGTGCGAAGGGGATCATCGAATCTTCTTCTAGTTCCCCAGACCAGTCAACCCGCGCTCCCAGTTTTGAAAGCGATAGGGTTTTCTGTGCGGTAGCCGTTTGTGAAGCGGTAACCGTTACTGATGGGCGGTTTGAAGAATGGTCGGCTGCCTGACTGACTTTGTACCATGTCATATCGGTCGATTCGAGAGGGATAATCAGTGACTCGCCCTTTGGGATCTCAACCTGCGGAAGCTTCGAGAGAATAGGGGTATCCAACCGGATGCTTTCCCAGATATTCGGAGACCACACTGATCCAACCCACTCATCGCCATAACTTGTTAGGGTTGAGTACATGATCTCATCTGATTTCAACGCAAGTCCACTCGCCTTTAATGCGTTTGCCGCTTCGACATGCTTATCTTGTTTTTCTGCTACACGGACGGCGATAGCTTTTCTAAGATTTTCGCCTAAGCGCCCTTTGGTAGCCAGCACATCACCCATAAATGCCAATGCGCCATCATCAAGATTGTCGTATTTCCACAGTTCATTGAATTTCGCCACAGTAGGAGTTTCCTCGAAGGGAAGTCGTTTTGACTTAGCATATTCTGTTTTCCATTCCTCTTTTGCGGCATCAACTGCTTTCTTTTTTTCTACCTCGATCTCCGCTTCTTTGGCTTTTTTGGCATCTTCTTCTTCCTGTAACGCTTTCAAAGAAGCATTAACCTGTTCTTTTACGATAGCCTCAATAGGTTTTTCGTTTTCCATTTTTTCCTTTTCCTTTTCTTTTCTTGCCTTTTTTTCACTTTCCTCTTTGTCCTGATTCGGTTCTATGACATCATGTCCTTTAACCTCGTCCTTTGACCAGTCTGGCAGTGTCAATCCAGCATGTTCAAAATTGCTTTTTAGCACCGGTATAGCAACAGCGTATTGATTCGCTGGTTGCCTATAACCATCAATATCAAAAAGACTTATTTCCGCGAGAGGCCAGCTTGTAATATGTCCATCCTCATCTTTTCTTACCAGATGAGTGATTGATCCGCTGGAAGCCCTTGCAAGTCCTTCTTTTGCGGCATTCCAAACTCGCTGTGCGAATTCGGATGCCTTATCTAAAATAACCTTCAACCATACGCCATCTTCACGAACTTCTGCGCTTTCGGTTTTCCCAATAAGCGCAGGCTCCCCCATTGGCGAACCATCTGGGGCATAACCATGGTAGTAGAACGCGGGAGGTCGGTAATTGTCTAAAAATAGATTCGTTCTCGAATCAAAATATTCTTCGTATGAATCTCTGTTAAATTCATCGCCAAATGGAACAGCAAGTACATCCAGCTCCCAATCCCCTAATGCCTTGATGCGTGGTGCCGTTAATTGTTCAACCGCGCCATTCGCCTGAATAACAGCTTTTTGGGCACATTCTTCCTCTGTGCCGCCCTTTTCCATACATTTCTTCAAAACGCTATTTGCAACAGCGACCCACTGTGATTTTTGCTTATCACTTAATCCCTTTTTGAATCTATCTACATCCGATTCCGTCCATGGCATATCTCACCTCGTTAATAAAAAAGCCCACTCCTTGGCAGAGTGGGCAGTAAGACTACTCAATTTATTTGCAAGCCCCGAAAGGATTGCTGGAACTTATGTTCTATTATACCACTATTTTTCCTCGTTGTGGCTTTTTAATCCATATTTTTTTTCTATCCAGCAGACTATCATCAAAAGAGCCTGCCGAACTACCATTAGAAATTCTTTATCCATTATGACACCGTGTCATGCGTAAGCCATGTCAACATGATATTTTATGCGCATGAGAGTATGATATAGCCTTTCTTCATTGCTGGCGTCGTACTTCTGCCAGCCACCGGCTACATGCTGACGTGATTGCTGATACCCAACAACATAAGGCCCATAACGCACAGGG